GCTCATCGTCAGGCCGAGTTGAGCGAACGCCTTCGCAGCAGCCGGCGTGCCTTGGGCCAGCTCTCCAACCATGCGGGCCGTTCGCCTCAGCCCAGTTGTGAGCAGCTGCTGGCTCACTCCAGACTCGGCGGCCACCTGCTGCATGACTTGCAATTCACCGGCCGCAACACCCAACTCTTGCGACAGATTGTGCAGAGCCTCGGCTGAACGTGTCGCCGAAGTCAGGGCCGCAACTGCACCGGCCAGCGTGGCAAATCCACCTACGACCGGCATCAGCATAGGCATCATGCCGCCGAGCGTGCCGCTCAAGGCAGACAGACCGCCAACGCCCTTCTGGAACCCCTTCAGTTGCCGCCCGGCCTTCGATAGCCCGGCAGTGAGACCGCCAGTGCTGGCGGTAATGCTGACGTTTACGCGGCCAAAGTTGTTTGCCATGGTTTCATCGCGGGATCGCGTTCAGCGTGGCGAGGATCTGATCTGGTGTCTGTGCCCGCTTCGGAACCGGCAGGAACTCCTCTGGCTTCTTGACTGGCTGCCGCTTACCTCGGTTGGCGTTGTATCTCTGAGCGATTGCGACCGCGTCACGCAGCCACTCGTCGCCCCACGGCTCGAGCAGGTAGTAGCCCATCCAGCCGTACAACTGATCGACGCTCATCTCGTCGGCCAATCGCTCTACGTCCCAGATGCCGAGCTTCAAGGCGAGTCGGTACAGGAACGCGAGCACCGGCTGCCGTTCTATTTTCCCGCCGCCTCCTCCACTGCATTGCCGCCGATTCCGTTGAGCTTGAACCCGGCATCCACGATTGCCTGCACGATGTCCGTGTCGAGCTCGCCGATCCAATCGGCGTCGGCATCCTCAAACATCCGGGTGCCGTCTTCGTTGACGCAGACCATGGCGACGAATCGTGCACGGACGTTATCGAGGTTGACGCCGCCAACCTTGCCGCCGGTCACGATCTGCTCAAAGCGGTCGCGGTCCTTCGCCGAAAACTTGGCGACGTACACAGTGCCGCCAAGCTCTGGAACCTCAAGCGCCACGCGGGGCCTAATGCCACGCTTGGCCTTGATCTGCTCACGTGTCAAAGCCACAGTCCGCGCCTCCTGTCAGCACTAGGTGATGCTGCCGCTCAACTTGATCGTGAGCGTCCCGCTCATCATGTCTTCCATCTGGGCACCAGCCTCGAAGCCAGACGCGAACCCGTAGGCAGACCACATAACGGTGGTGTTACCACCGTTGGCCCAATAGATAGCGACAGGCTGGGTGGTTGAAACGTTGGTCAAGTCGGAGATAGGCTTGATCGACGGATCGAATAGCACCTCAATAGACAGCTCGCCTGGATCGTAAATCTCTGAAGCGACGAACTGCTTGCCGCCAAGAGTCAGCATGTGCGTGGCGTCGGCGACAGCCCGCGTGATGCCGCCGTGATTTACGCCGGTAATCTTGTAGGCAGCGGTTCCAGCGAGTGCGGTGCCAAACGTGACGTAAGTGCCCTGACCGATGTCGACTGCCATGGCTTTCTCAAGCCTCCGTGAAGGTGATCTCTACTGACAAATCCGTGCGGTAGATGGGGAGTTGCTCCCCGTTGGCGGGCGGCTCCTGCGTGTCGTCGTCGCTTTTGACGACGGCCAGGCGGATGCCGTCCGTTACCTTGAATTGTAGGGCGAGCCGAATGGCACGGGCGAGGTTTCGCACCTCGATCAACGACGCGCCAATCGCTGAAATTGTGAACGAGACGCGGGTAATTCCGGTCATCCCACGCATGTGCATGTACGGGCCTCGGCCCGTGTTGTCCCGCTGGTAGACGATGCACGGCAGCCCCGCTCCCTGCGGAGCCTGGACGGCGTAGATGCGACCGCCGACCTGCATGGCAATGTCGGCATCCGCCGTCAGCAGCTGCACCAGAGACTCGTCAATGTGCGTTGTGGTGGGCATCAGTCCTTTCCGGCAACCTTCCTGAGTTGGCGGCGTTCATGCTCGGCAATCGCCTTGTCCACGAACTTGCCAAGGTCTCGCATCAAGGCTTCGCGGATAGACGGCAGGTTGGCATTTGCCCAGGCCTCGAACTTGCCTGTGCCTGCAAAGCCCTTGGCCCTCGCAAACGCTACACGGCCATCCTTGCCCCTGACGTTCTTGAAGTATGTGTAGCGCGAGGCCACGTTTGACGGCACAGACATGAGTCCGCTTTTAGCCGTCCGCATTTTGACGCCACGCTCAATCCACCACGAGTGGTAGCCCAGTTCGCTCTTGTTGGCAGACCGACCTTTTTTAGTGCTGCCACGCCTGTAGCCGACAATTGCCGTCTGCGTAACAAATCGTTTTTGGGCCTCAATCTTGACGCCTACGGAGCGGCGAAGGTTGCCAGTTGGGCCGCGAGGAGTGAATGCCTTGATTTCGGCGAGCTGAGACTTGGCTACGCTGTTGACGGCTGCCCGCAGGTACTTTCGCTGGAGAGACACTGGCACTTTCTTCAGACGCGCCAGAACGTCTTCCACGCCGTCGACAGTCATGCCCAGCTGCATAGCCATCAGTCCACGACCTCCGACACCAGCAGCTCGTGCTCTTCGCGGCGGCCACGCTCAACGGCCGACATGATTTCAAAAGTGCGGCCGTCCGCAGTCAGCCGCATCTTGGGCTTGAGCCCTGACGTGTACCGCATGCGGACGCGGTGCGTCACCACGCCCTCGTTCGCCATGGCGTTGATGGCCTCGTTGCCGCTCAGCGGCAGGATGGCGATCCACCGCGTGGCAAACGTCGACCAGGCCAGTTCCGGCTCGCCGATGCTGTTGGTGCTCTCGGTGGGAGTCTGCACCGTGGCGAGCGTGTCCATGTCGCCAGAACGGAGTGGCATGGCCTACGCTCCGTAGATGACGAGCGTGTAGGACGCGGTGCCCGAGTAGGCCGAGACGTTGAACCCGGACGTGCCGCCCGAGCGGCTGTCGGACAGGGCCACCCGGTTGCCACCCGTAATCGCCACGCCAGACCCGGCGGCCTCGCTGCACACAGCGGCGGCCGATGACGCAAACGCGAACCGGCTGACGCTGGCGAACGACACAGCGGCCCCGCTGGCGTCTTTGTAGGCACTGGGTGCCACGGCGATAGCCACGGCGGCCGTGCCGCACGTGCCGGTCAGGATGACCACCTTGCCACTGCTGTATGCGTCCGTGCTGGTCAGGGCGAGCCGCTTGAGCGACTGCACGCCGGAACCAGCGGACGAGTCCGAAAACGAAACGTCGATGGCGATACGGCCTTCGAGGCTCATGCGTACTGCTTCCACTTCAAGGGCTCAAGCAGGGCATGCACGCCCAGCGGCACGTTCTGGCCGACGCTGCCGATGGCCTCGCGGTTGGCATACCAGTGCCCGACCAGCATCTTGATGGCGTGCACGGCCGGCTTCGGCACGCTCGCCGCACCGCCGTACCCAGCGAGGTACGTGATCTGCACGGCCTTGTCGTCCAGGCGGACGTTGGGCCAATCCTCAAGGTACAGCGGGTAGACCAAGGCAGGAACGTGGTCGCGGTCCAGGCGGAACTGTTGCGTTCCAGACTGCGCCCACGTGAGTGTCTGTGTGGTGCCGGCGGAATCCACATACGAGATAGTCACCGTGGCGCTCGCGGCAGTCGCGTTCAACCGCACCGGCGGGCGCGGGAGCTCGATACGGAGGCTCGGAAAGTCATCGAACGCCACGGTGTATTGCTTGTCCGCGAACGTGCGGTCGCAGTAGTCCTCGCACCACGTCGTTGCGGCATCGACCAGGCCACCGATGTAGGTATCGTCGTCGGTGAAGTCGACAATCCGCAGGTGTTCCTTGGCGTCGGCCACACTCACCGGACGGTCGCCGGTGCCACTGGCCGTGGCGACGGTGAGGCTGCGGTAGCGGCTGCCCGTCTGCGGCAGTTCCCAGTTACGCACGCTTCGGCCTCCCACGCTTGGCCTTGGCAACCGGGGCAACCGCCCGCTCAGTCGCCGGCTCGGGGGCCGTGGCAAACTCAAACGCCGGGGCGTCAACGTGCCGCACGGCGTACCGCTGGAGCTCGAGCGTGCGGGCCAGGCCGCCCGTCACGGGCACCACCTGGCCAGCCTTGTACGCGGCGTAGGGCCGTAGGAACCGCACCTGCACCATCGGGATCGTCGTGCTCATTTCCACACGTTCTCCGGTGGCCTGCCGCCTCGGTCCCAAAAATCGCCAGGGTGCTGCAGGCTCGCTCGCATGTTCTGGTCGGGCCACTTGATCCACACCTCGGCGTGGCCCAACACGACCCGAGGACACACGCCAATCTTCAGCCCGGCCTTTTGGGCCGTCAGCCACATGGCGATGTCATCGTCAATCCGCCCGTCCTCCCACCGGCCAGCCTCATTGGGTTTTCCGATGAACCACGGGTGAGGCATCTTTTTCAACGCCTCTGCCTTTAGCATCGTCAATCCGAAGTGGGCCGTGTTGGCTTGGATGACGTTGTGATAGATGAAGTGATCCCTAGCCACCTCGGCCACGCGGGAGCCATCGTCGGCCTTCATCGTGAACAGCGGCTCATCGGTACGCCGCTTCATCTGCACGGCGGCCACGAAGTCGAAGTCGCTGGCTACGGCGTACGTCAGCAGCCGAGGAATCGCATCGGCTTCAAAAATTGAGTCGTAGTCGAGCGTGCAGATCCAGAGCGGAGGGGCTTTTTCGTCCGTGTCGCTCTCGATCATGTCCGTGAGGACACGCTCCAGGCATTGGCCCCAGAACGCCCCCTCAAGCCGCACTGGCGAAATGCCGTACGGGATGAGCCCCCTGGCCCAGCAGAACATGTGATCCTGCCAGCCGAGCCGAGGCACTGACATTGCGCAGTGCAATCGGATCGGCCCGCTGCCGGTCTGAATGATGGCAGGCTTTACGCCAGCCACCGCCGAAGTCGCCGCGCCCACGGCTCCTCCTTCGTTGGAGTTGTCGTTCTATCGTCTTCGCTCAGCCGAGAACCACGCGGGTAGTGACGTTGGCATCAG